TAGAATATTTTTTGATATAATCAAGTGCCTGTTTATACGTTTTTACACTATGCACTTGACTACCATTATGTATAATACAGAACCCTTTCTTCTTTCCTGCCCATGGAACAGCAGCCCACATTCCATCATTCGATACAAAACCATCAGGATCTCCTGATTTTGGGTTCAGGAGACTCTGATTATGAACATGTGGTTTGAGAAACTTAGTCATGAGTTGTCCTCCAGTTGGTTGAATGTGTCAATCAGTTCTTGGTTGCCTGATTCTGTGATTAGTCGTTGAAGTTTGTCTTTAGGTGTTTCAACAGCCTTCCAACTCCGACCGTTGATTGTGCCACGGACATTGCCTACGACATCGCCATAGATATCGCCATGGATATCGCCATGGATATCGCCACCGACAGCGCCTACGATATCGCCCCCGACATAGCCATGGATATCGCCTTTGACATCGCCTGCGATAGTGCCATCAACATCGCCATTGACAGTGCCATAGATAGCACCACCGATATCGCCATTGAGATCGCCTTTGACATCGCCTACGATATTGCCTACGATATTGCCATAGATATAGCCTTTGACATCGCCATAGATATGGCCATTGACATCGTGGACTAGCCAGCCCCAGGTCGTCTTCTCAAAACTAACAAGCTCTAGGGCTTCTTCAAGTGTGATTTGTTTGGTCATTAGTACGCCTTCTTTTTACTTTGAATAGCAGTTCCACAAACACGACAATCAACTTTTGGAAAGTATCCTCCATTGTAAGCATCGTATACTGCTTTAGTGTCATCAATCGTCTCTCCTCCGTCTCCGTATCCATCATCTTTCCATACATCTTCTGGAAAAGGTAGGATGTCAGCATCGTAAACAACGCCACATCCTGAACAAGTGATTAAATTCATTAGGCACCCCTGTGATAAAAACTAACAAGCTTTAGGGCTTCTTCAAGTGTGATTTGTTTGGTCATCAGTTGTCCACATAGGCTTTGCCTATTAGTAAATTACCAGGAACAGAAAAAGTGAATTCACTTTTTTTCTCAAACTTGTAGATGTGAACTACAAAGAGATTGAAGAAATTGATTTTCATGAGTTCTCCTGTGTTGTTGTTGGGCGCATTGCTTTATTTAAGTCACTCTCTAATTTGTACAAAGGCGAAAGGTCACCGAGGTAATCATCGTCGGTGTAGTTAGAGAGGTTTTCGTCTAACCATTTCATCACTTGCTCCAACTGCCAATCGGCAGCAGAACGCATGTTGTCTTTCTCAGCAGCATCGGGAGGCCACGACTCAGCAATCCGATGGCAAAAGTCGTCAGTCAGTGGGTGAGTCATTAGTTGTTCTCCATTCGTTCAAACTGTTTTAATGTAAGTGGACCTTGAATGGGTAGACCAAGACGACGTTGCTTTGAAAGTTTATCCTCATATCGATATTGTTGATTTTCTTTTTCAGCAAGATCCATATAATAGCCAAATGGTTTTTGTTCACTTGGGTTTTTAGTTAAATCAATAGATTGAATTTTACTGAGGAGGTCTTTTCCAGTTAACATAATTAGAAGAAAGATGCATTGACAGAAACAACAGTAGCATTCGGATTACGTGCCAGTGCTACTTTTTTTGCTTCCTGATAGTCACGGGCATGAACAGTCTCATAGAAGACAGTACCAGCAACATAGAGTTCGACTTTGCATTTCATGGTGGTGTTCCGTTGATTACCTTTGTATTATAGGGCAGAGTAGGGCAGAGTGGAGGGCAGAGTGGACAGTTCAAAGATTGTCTAAGTATGGTATTTCATACTCCAATAGTTCTTGCGGAGGACTAATAAGATTAGAAGACTCTTGAATTGTACGATCACTCCAAGATCTATGATTGCTATGTGTAAATAATTTTAAGTCAATCTTACTGTACTGTTTATCAGTAGAACTTAGAAGAACATAATCTTTACCCCTATTATTTGTTCCAGAGATACGAAGATCTGCATTCTCTTCCTTTGTTACCAGCGTAGTGGAGCAGCACATAATCATCCATTCACGAAAAATGGAAAAATCTTTAAATTTACTAGAATTATCTAGCATATATCGACAAATGAATTGCGGACGAAAGATATGATCTTTGGTGGGAATATAAGTGCGGTCTTGCATACGATTTTCAAATGTTTTCTTAGTAATCAAACCTGTAGGAACTGAACATGAATGAACAAGATCATAAAATGGTCGTGTAATAGCTCTTGCCACATCTTTGTCCGATTTTTCATCGTTCCACCACTTCAAAGTATCGTCACTCATTGTGACTTGATAGCATCTCTTGGCATAGACTTCAATCTTCTTTCGACTTGGTGCTTTAATCGTTTCAAGACGATCAATTGCACCTTGCATTGTAATTAATGTTTTTTGCATATTAAAAAATTGTTTGTATGGGACTTACACGCATAACTAGCGTTGCCCAGAGATTAACGACGAATGACAGATACGGCAGGTTCACCCTTCTCAAAAATCGTCTCTACGACACTTTGAACACTCTTTGCCGTATTGATCCCTATCTTATCATAAACAGGCACACAGACCAACCCAAAGGTCTTAGAAGAGACACCTAACCTAATAACCCTACCAATACTCTGAGAAATACCTACGAAGTCCATATTACGCATGAACAGCACTGCTTCAAGTCCACTGACATTGATACCTTCAGACAGAATAGAGTGATGAAGGACCACAAATTTCTTCTCAGGATCTTTGCCCCATGCATTCAAAGTATTGAAAAACATCTCTCGGTCAACTTTTTCACCATCAATAATTGCACCAGTCTTAGACGTGATATACATGCAAGAATAACCACGTTGTGCTAATTCATTACGAAAATTAGACTCACTCAAAAGATTGATAATCTGTTTTGTAGACCGTGCTGCAATGAGAATCTTACTCAGTGAATTGTCGTCAATGGTAGAAATCAAATTATCACAATCAGACATTTTAAAATCACCCTGTGGCAACTCATTGATCACAACCTTAGGAGGAAGAATATATCCTTGATCAACCAGTTCAGTAGCCGGAACATTACAAATCACCTGACCATAAACATCAGTATCATTCATTCCTGGTTTGAAAATAGTAACAGAATGCTTCGGAGTCGCAGTAAAGAAATAGCAACGATCAGCATTATGACTGAAAAACTCAGTAGAAGGAAAGAAGTTTCTCTTGACACTATTGTGTGCTTCATCAAAGTAAATCGAATCTACTTTAATGCCAGATTCTTCAATACGACGAAGAGAGTTATAAGTCGTAAAGATCAGTTGATTACCACCAACATTCTCAGACCATAACCGAACAGTATCTGCCTTTGTGGTGCTAAAGTGCTCTGTCTCACCACTATGAACATGCATCACATGTGCATCGATATGTTCAAGAAACTCAGAACACAACTGTTCTGCTAACAATATTCGTGGTGCCACTATCACATGAACCTGATTTTCAAACAGTGTGAAATGTATCTTAGTATCCTCGATCATGCACAGAGTCTTACCGCCACCAGTCGGAATTATGATACAACCTTTATCGTGCTTCAGCATTGCCTTGGTGGTATCTTGCTGGTGTGGACGAAGAGTGATGGTCACTGGTGTGTGGTGAACTATGGACTTATTATACAATAAAAAACCACCCCCGTGAAGAGGTGGTGTGACGGATCGCAAACTGGTTCTATTTAATAATTCCTTCCGAAATATCATTGAGAATAAATCTCAACTTATCAAAAGACTTATTTGTATTTATCTTTAAGAGCTTAGCCTCTCCTCTTCAACCCTAACAAAGGTAGTCTACAGGGTTTCTAGAGTCTTGTCAAGTCTCTGTAAATATATGCCATCCTGTAGCAATATACTTTGTTTCAGTCTCACTTATAATACCATGATGTTGATGAGTCCAATATGCAGGCCAAATAACTAATCTACCCATTCTGGCATTTATAGTAAGATCATATGTTGGAAACCTTGTTCCTCCATTATCATTTACGGTATTTAAGTAGAACATCCAGGCCAGAACTCTTTTACAGGATTTTATTGATGCAGATTCACAGTGAGTACCAAAATATGCTTCATTTGGTTTATATTTCTGTATATTAAAAAGTTGGTCAATAGACCAAGAACCTATACAATCTACATCAGGATAATTATTTCTATATTCATTTATACCAAGTTCTAAGGTACTTTTAATAATAGAAACAGTATCGCAATTGTTAGTTGTTCTATAAGAAATATCTGTAGATGTTTTAATTTCTGGTTTAACTTTACCATTTCCAACTGTACCTTTACGATGCCGGTCTAATTTGCTCTCAAATTCATTAATGATAATATCACAATATTCTTTTGATAAGATATCATCATAAATTGATATAAAATTTTGATTTATCATTTTCCCCCTACAATTTGTTTACGTCCAAAAAATGAAGTGATTGCATAACGACCAAATCCATCAAAGTAATTAGACTCATCAATTTCAACTTTAGTAACTCCGTGCTCCACCCATCCAGGAAAGATAATCATGGAATTATTATTACAAGTAATCTCGTAATCATATTGTGGGAAAAATAACTCTCCACCTGTAAATTTTTTTGGTTCCTTATAAAAATATGAAAATCCTAAAAATGGTTGGCATTTGTCAGTATGAGGATCGTAATACTCTCCATCGTGATAGTATCTGACTTTAGTTGTATCGTAATTTGAATCAGTTGCTAAAATACAACTTTGATGAATTTCAGCAAAATGATCTAAGACTCCACAATCAAATAATTTGCGATTTACAGTTAAAATATTTGATAAAGGTCTATGTTTTTTATATATTTCATCTAATAAAAGTGCTTTAGAGTTTGTATAATCAACTATTCCACCATAATACTTTGCTTCTAAAAATTTTCCCGGTTTAGTATAAAAGTTTAATTCTTCCCATATAAGGTTTAATTCGTGTTCATTATAAAAATTTTCAATAATCATATGTGGAAAAGGAAATTCATCCACTACGGCTTCTAATTTTTCCATTATAATAATCTAATTTATCTATCTATGATACTCCTTGTCCTGCTCCTGTAGGACCTTGACGAGTTCCTCCTGATACATTAATTGAAATCCCACTATTTGAAGTAATAGAATATCCAGAGGCACCTCCACTACCACCATCTCTTTGTTCTTGACCTGATCCCCGTGCTCCACCATTACCACCACTTCCACCAGATCCAGAAGTGCTTCCAGAGTTCCCATCATTAGCTTCTCCTGTTCCATTTCCTTGCTCTCCACCACTACCACCAGAACCTCCCCAGGATCCACCACCACCTCCACCACCACCATCGGCGTTGTTTTCTTGCTCTCCACCTGTAGCTCCTTCACCACCGCCACCACCATTATTAGTGCTTCCACTATTACCATTATTACCATAATCATCTACTTCTCCAGAACTATTACCTTTAGTTCCTCTTACACCTCCAGGTGATCCAGCTCCTCCGCCACCTCCTCCACCACCACCATATTCTTCGCTATTGTTCAATTCTCCTGCTCCACCACCTCCACCACCACCGCCACCAGAACCTGCTCTGATAAGTGATCCCCCACTTAACACTATTTCCTCTATACTTGTCTGAAGTCCTAATGCACTGGTTCCACTTCTTCCATCATTACCGTCATTTGCACCTTCTTCACCTGCATTTCCACCGTTTCCACCATTTCCACCTCCTCCATAAATTTTTGCATCATTGCCCATAATAATGTCCACCTTAGCGGTATTACCATAAGTTCCTGTTCTTAATGCACAACGGGTTCTAGTTTGAGTAGAATCACTAGTAAATGTTTTATTGACATAGATGATAACTCTTGCACCACTAGTGGAAGTGGGTCCACCTCCTACTGTTGTTTTTCCTCTACTTGCTGCACTAACTCTACTTCCACCAGAGGAATAACAATCAACTACAATATTTCTCCGTTTACCACGAAAATTTGAGAAACTCACCTCACCACTTGTAGGAAAATTTTCATCTAAAGTCCAATTCCTCCCTCCAATATTTTGGTTTACACGATAGTTTCCAATACTTCCACGATTTCCAAATTCACTAATAATTTGCGTAAAAGAAAGTGATCCACTACTTGGTATTGTCATTTTGTTATGCCTCCGAAGTTAAACCACGCCAAGCAGATCCATTCCAAAATTCAAATCTTACAAGATCCTCATTAAATATTAATGCACCTGTAATAGTTGAACCTGCACCTGGTCGATCTGCAGTAGTTTGAGAAGGTAATAGTACAAATCCACTTCCAGCTGCCGTAGAATCTTTAATATCTAAAGCACATCTTGGAGTTGTTGTTCCAATACCAACACGATTAGATTTTATATAATTAAATGTAGAAATTCCTGCTAAACTACCATTCACATCACCACTTAAGTTACCGGTCACATTACCGGTCACATTACCAGTTACATTTGCAGTTAAAGATTGAGTAAGAGTAAGAGAATCTGCAGATAATGCACCAACAATAGTTACATCTTGATCAAAATTTGCATTACCAGTAAATGTAGAAATTCCTTGAACATTTAGTTTGTGTGTGGGATTAGTAATACCTATACCCAAGTTTCCTCCCTTAGTCAAGGTCATCAAATTAGTAAATCCACCCACATTCCAGTTGAAATTTAAATCACTTGTAGTAGTAATTCCTGCCTGAAGATAAAAATTAACATTACCCCAACCAAAATTCATAAAATCTAATGAGTTTTCGGTGCTATCTGGATATGCCCCTGATGTATTTCCATATTTAACCATACCAGAAGTATCATCATCAAGATTTCTACCAACTCTTAATGATGATGCATTAGTATCACTTCCTACATATATTTCTGCTGCTCCGGATTGTTGGATATGTAGTGCATCAGTTGGAGAAGCAGTTCCTATTCCTACACTTGTAAATTGTGGAGTGACAGGAAGTCTATCACTACTGAGAGTTCCTGTAGTAATATTAGCAGCATCTGATAAGTTAGTGGCAGTTCCATCAAATGTAGTTGCCGTTATAATACCGGCAGACATTGTAATTGCTGTTCCAACTTTAAGTTCGGTAAAAGTAGAAACACCAGAAGAAGCATTAATATTACCAGTTACATTACCAGTTACATTACCAGTTACATTACCAGTTACATTACCAGTTACAATACCAGTTACATTACCAGTTACATTACCAGTTAAGTCTCCATCAAATGTAGTTGCCGTTATAATACCGGCAGACATTGTAATTGCTGTTCCAACTTTAAGTTCAGTAAAAGTAGAAACACCAGAAGAAGCATTAATATTACCAGTTACATTACCAGTAAGATTACCAGTAAGATTTCCTTTGAATGTAGTTGCCGTTATAATACCGGCAGACATTGTAATTGCTGTTCCAACTTTAAGTTCAGTAAAAGTAGAAACACCACTCGAATTTAAATCACCAGTTACATTACCAGAAAAAGTGGTTGCTGTTATAATTCCAGTAACATCAACATTACCAATTACAGAAAGTTCGGGATCAGATGCACCAGGACTTGTTGTGGTATTGATACCAATCTTTGATGTTGTATGAAGACCTACTCCACCATTATCAGTAATAAATGTAGTTCTTGCAAATCCAATTAAATTATCAACAGTATCTCCATTTGCCAGTTTAAGTGTTGCCGCCGTAAGAGCACCACCAACATTTACACCATTCGCAATATCTATACTACTTGCGGTTAATACTCCAACAGTCGTTACACCAATTACTTCAACATTT